ATGTCCAAAATTTCGTTAAAATTTACCCACAAAGACGGTAAATTCTGCCTCTGTGCCCACGTCAAAGGGACACAGGTTCGACACTACAAGGTGGTGTCTGTGTTAAAAAATCCAAATTTTTCAAAGTGGAATCCGCAAGCACAGATGTTCATTTCAAAGGTTGAAAACGACCTTCAGAACAACATCCGTCTGCTTGATTTCCTTTCGCCATTCGAGAAACTGCTTGCTGAACAGGAGTTTGAGAATGGCAAGGAACTGTTCGCAACCTATGAGGCCGGTGAACGTGAACGGGCCGAGCAAGCTATCATCGTCGCCAAGAAAGAATTAACTCTTGGTGAGTTCCTGGAGAATGTCATCGAAGAACTCCGCAATCCTGAGAAGCGTAAGCCCTCTGCCAACTTTATGACCTACCAGTCACTCCAAAACAAGCTCAAAAAGGAGGGCAAGCTCATCAAAACGCCTATTTCACAGGTCTCTCGCAAGACTTTTGTGCAGTTCTCAAAATTCATCCTCGACCAAAAGGGTCTAAAAGGGAAGGGTAAGAACTACATCTCGCTGATGAAGCTACTGACAGCGACCATCAATCGAGCAAGAAAAGCCGGGCTCACTATCTACGTTCCAGACTTCCCATATATGGAACACGCTCCGGTCATCAACAGCCTATGTGAGAACGCTACCGAATTAAACGAAAGTGGTGGCACGGTCAAATCACTCAGTCCGGCCCAATATGAAGAGTTCACTCAGCTCAATCTGGACCTCATAGTTCTGAAGAAGCCCCATCTGAATTACTTCAAGGAGCTGTACCGTGATTTCTGCATCCTCCTCTATGAAATGAAATCGCGCCCCATCGACATAATGAAGCTGACATGGGGCAACATCGCCTTCAATGAGCGTTACCAGCGCTGGACGTGTACCTACCTTCCGAGCAAGAAGAAAAACTACTCATACATGCGCGAGAACGACAGCAACCCTCTGGTTATCCAGTTCCTCTCCCCTCGCGCTCTGGAAATCATCAACAAGTACAAGGACCAGACCACTACCGGTTACGTCCTCCCATTCGCTCATAATAAGAAGCAGTGGGACCTAAACGACCCCGAACAGTACCATACTTACTACATACAGCAGAATCGCGCTCAGGGCCGCATAAATCGCTTCCTGTGGAAAGTTGGAGACTACTTTGGACTTCCATATCACCTGACCATTTACGCCTTCAGACGCACCGCTATAACGAAGGCTCTAATCGACAATGAAATGCCGTTACCCATGCTGGCTAAGGTAGCCGGTACCTCAGTCGGAATGATTGAGCACCATTATACCAACTATCTTGACGCGCTCGCTGTATATCAGTAAACAAAAACTGGCACCTTTCATCACGAGAGGTGCCAGTCTCTAACCGCATACGCAATTTTCACAACAACACTTAAATTTGCCAGGGATTTTTGTAGGGATCGTAATCCCTCATGTATGTCGCAGTCGCAAAGTCAGCTCTTGGTTTATTCTGGTCATCCAGCTTACGGGGGATCTGAGGATTGATTTTCAATCTGGAAGCATCCCTGAGCCATAAGATAGACGTTTCATAGTCTGTGATTCTGGATGAGCTTATATTCGCCGGAGAAATCAACTTATGAAGCTCGTAAACTGCAAGTCTGAGAATGTGCTTCTTCAGATTGCTATTACGAGGGTCGTGCGGCGTGATATTGTAATCCTCTTTGGGTTCGTCAGAATTAGGATTAGCCACAGGATAGAAGACCTCACCGTTGTATTCCACATATTCGGTGGATGAAAGCTCGTAGGTGTTCAGCTGAGGGTCATACGAGCCTATCAGTCCCCAGTTCTCGCTTTCGTGAGGGTTCTGTGTCAGGTCTATATCTTCAACGGTCAGAAGGGCGTAGAATTTGCCGTTATAGTTCACTACGTCCCAAGGCTGATATGTTACGTTTGCCATCCAGCTCTGAACATCTGCCTTAGCCCATGCTGAAACGCCCGGAACTCTGACATTGTTATATTCAAGGCCATTATAATTCAGGCACCTGAAGAATGTATTGGAGAAACGAACAATATCGCCGGGCAGATAGCTGCCGCGCTGAGTGTAGAAAGGAACAGTGTCGATGTTTTTTATATAATCGGTGTATTCCTCCCAGTATTCACCAGTAGCCGGTGCCTTCCTGCCATTGATGACGCGAGTAGCCTTATAGATTTTACCATCGAGGTAGAAGTGGGCTCCGACAGGATAGGTTATCTGAGTGTTGTAGGGGCGCAGCTCCTTACCAACCTCTAACGCCTTTTCCACCTCATAGTTTTCAGTGAGATATTCCAGCACAGACGCCTCTGCTGCCTCTTCAGCCTGGGCCAGACGGTCTTCATCCTAACGAATCAGCATCTGAAGGGCCTCTTCAGTAACGATGGAGATATAGTCGTGATTATTTAGAAATCGTTTATACATATCAATAATCGAATGTGCCGTAGATCGGAGTATTTACCGTTGCGATGCCACCTGACGAGGTTTGCTGGAATTTCTTCCATTGACTTGACAGGAGTAAACATACTCCGTAGTCAAATGCGTCGGACATGTGGCCATACTTTTCATATTTAAGTCCAAGTTTCGGGTCTGTGACCTTGGCCTTATTCTTAGTGCCATCCTCGTTTTTCTTCTGATATATGAAATCTTCGGTCAAACGGCGGCATCTCATATCAATCTGAATTTCCCAACCATCCATTTCATTGAATAGGTTGTTAATGAACTCCAGACGAGTCTTGTGCGGAGGCTGTTTGGGCATCAATTTGGTTGTTGCTCGTAAAGAAGGATGAAGATGGCTGAGAAAAATCGTGTAGTTATTTACCCCCTCCTCCGTCTGTGTTGAGCGAGCTGTGCCTGCCGGGTCTCCAGTTACTAATAGCCCACCAAGATGACTTTTGGTTAGATAATAACTGGAGATTTTCTGGGCAAACTTAGGAGTATTGTTTTCCTTGTCTTCAGGTTTGCCGGTAAACTCTTCAAGAATGTAAAGTTTCTTGTTTTCATAATCAACCTGAAAGGCCAGCGCCGACATAAAAGGCGCCACGTTGAAGTCAAGAGAAATAATTATTGGTTTCAACGGATCATAAACTTTTTCCTTCAGTGAATCCACCAGATGAACATCACCTTTGAAGTTCCAGTATGCAGCGGCATCGTTAGAATCAACATAATCCCAGTTGCCATACAACAATCGTGCTTTGGTAGCCGGATCAGTAATCTTATTCAGAGCCGCCTCGTAAATCTGTCTGAAGGCAATGTCAGGATTATCGAATACTGAGAACGGCACATACGCCTCACCTTCCTTGCAGACAATGGGATTACCGTCAGAGTCCTGTACGAAACGACCGCGCACCCAGTTGATAGTCGGGTTGGTAGTCATAAGAAGTCGAGGCGTCTTGAATGTTTCGTGAGTTTTCCAACGAAGACGAGAGAACAGCACTTCGATTGCCTTCTCACTAATCTCAGATACCTCATCGACCGCTGCTATGGTAAATTCAGATGAGCCCAGACGCTCAAAGTTGCTATCCGAAGGCAAGTCTTCCAGCTCTTTAAGCGTTATGGTCGAATCATTCCAGAAAGTTACGACACCTTCCAGATTGTTGATTTTATAATTCTCGCCCTCTTTCAACCCCCACTGTTTCATTACAGCTTTGATGGTATTGAAAGTAGATTCCCTGAGTGACTTAATCGTCTTACGGGCCACAACTGCTCGCAAATCCGGGAATCTCATGCAGCTACTTACAAGCCAACAACTTGATACATAAGATTTACCGCCACCAGCGGCTCCACCTCCGAGTATCAACTGAGGCAAATCAAAAGACCCACATTTATCGCACTGTGGCTTAAACTGTGGGTTGCCGTTCATATCAGTGCCAATCTGAACGTGCTTTATATGTCCTCCGCAATGTGGGCAATAATCGGGCTGAAGGAGTTTCCACAGCTCGTATTGTCGCGGAGATGGTTTGAACGTTATTTGTAAATTCTTTGGAGCTTTCAGCGCCATTGATTATCAATCTTCTGAGTTATAGCCGATAGTCCATTTCAGTTTAATAAGAATAGCGGCAAATCGACAGAGATGATAAAGGCCGACCACACAAATTGCTTTGTATGGTCGGCCCAAATAAGTGAATATAATATAGGGCGTTAGATAAAATGCTCATCTACAAACTTAGAACGACGGTTATTTGCATAGCCACGAGCTAAATTGTATTGCTCCTTATAAAACTTTCCAAATGGATCCATTTTTTTAGTATGCCACTTAATGAAACCAAGTAAACGAACTTCAAAATGGATAAAAACACCCCAACCAAGTTCGTCAGCTTTATCGTGCCAAATTTCCTCGACCGTAAAATCAGTAATTATATATTTAATAAATGCCATTATATTAGAATATTAATGTATTTATTACGACCAGGCTTTCTGGAAGGAAACATTCTCAGGAAGCTCGTCGGCGCTCCAATCCTTATAAGAATCGGAGAATGAAACTTTCGAGTAGTGTTCGCTGAGAGTTTTGATGCCTTTGGGATTGACCATGTGAGTAACGAATATCGACAGGTCAATTTCATCACCCAGAGTATCACGGAGGGCCGATGCAATTCCGGCGAATGTACCACCACCATCGCAGAGGTCATCGACAACAGCTATCGAGCCTCCCTGGTAGTCATCAGGATTGCACAGTTCAAAGCCTGACAGCTTACCGGTTTCGGGGTCGCGCTTCTTGGTACAGTACAGGATGTGGAATTTCCCGGCCCCGTTCTGGAACTGAGGTGCATATCGCTTAGCAGCGCCATCGTCGGGGAAGCAGATATTGTCAGCCTGAACTGCATTGAAGATATTCATGTAGAGCCCCTGACAGTTCTTGATCAGTTGGGTAGTGGCCTCCGAATGAGGTTCTACAACCACCACATGAGTGGGATTGAGCGAATTAATACAGTCAGCAATGAGCTTCAGACTGAACGCCTCGTTGAAAGACGTTACGCGGTCCATACGCATACCCATCAGATACGGGATGAACAGCGACATCTGAACGCCATGTCGATTTAGGATGTCTCCAGCCTGCATAAGGATGAAGAGGTCATCAGTATTGGCGATGCGTGTGATTACCTGAGCGGGGCGCTTGTGGTCAAGCTCCGACTCCAGAACGAGATGCTTCTCACCGTCAGGGAAATTGACAATGTGATACTTAACCTCACTCTTCTCAGCATTGACGAGATTGATTGTCTGAGGGTTCATATTATTTGAGTGTTGAGTTGATGTTGTTGCGGATTTCAGCGAGAGTCCAGTCTTTCATCAGACGTCCGTCCTCGAATACTGTTTGGAGCTCGCCCTGAGCTTCCATTTCGGGCGTTACCTGGTCGATAGCGAAGTATTTGCCATTCTCATCTTTCTGGACACAAATCAGGCCCTTCAGCGATTTCTTTACGCCGTTGTCAGTCTTCGGGTCCTTGAAGATTTCGCGGCCCTCACCATTGACCTGACACCAGGTGGCCTTCATAGCGAAGCCGAGTGAATCGCGAGATTTATACTGATAGGTGTATGAGCCGATTCCGAGCACCAGATTGGTAGCGGCAAAGCCCTTGACCTCCAGTCGGCGATAAATCTCCTTCTGACGCTCCAGAGTGATGGAATCGCCATACAGCAGACCGATTTTAGGATTGAGGACTTTATAACCGGCCTCGTTGATTGTGCCGCCGAAAATCTCCCAGAGAATTTCATAGGCGCCCTTGATTTGAGGCATATTCTCGTCGATTTCCTCGAAGAGCATTTCCTGAGTATCAGAGCCGGGAAGACCGCAGATGATGTTTACAGGATCTCCGCTGTCAGGACGTATAACCACTCGGCCATCGCGGGCCAGAATTGTGTCTTTGAGGCGCGGAAGGAAATCTGTCATTACCTGCCAGAAATCCCATGTATCGCTGACGATTGAAACGAAGCCTTTCGGGTAAACTTCTGTAATGAGGCGCTTGAATGTCTCATATTCGTCAGCCTTACCACCGGCGCACATTACTGAGTGTTCGGTTGCAGGGACGGTTCCAGCTACAACCTCGGTCTCAGCATTGGCATTATAGTATTCCTCAACGGACTGAATTGCCGGAAGGGTCTCGCTGCCGGAGAAGGAAGTCATGTGGGCCATACCTGAGATGATTGCGGCTTCCACACCAGCCATGCCACGCATTGAGAAGTCATGGCAGAGGAAGTCCAAACCGGGCTGATCGGCGAAACCTGTCTTCTTGGCATGGCGCAGGAGTTCCTGTTTGTAGAGTCGTGCTGAAGTTGCGGAGGTCATTGGGAGCCACATCATAGACGAAATCAGCGTCTCGAAATAATTCGTGAGCCAGAAGAACTCGTCTTTGGTGTTAATGACCGTGATGGCCGGAACGCGAATCGGGCATACAGAGCCTTCGGGAAGAGCCTTGATACGAATAGGCAGATAACCCAGGTCGTGCAGTGCTTCGATATGAGCAGTGCCGATGTGATTGTCCGGACCGAGGAAGGTGTTGATGCGTCGAGCATAAGCTGCTACGACTTTTTCTTTGGGCTGCTTGAAGAAATTCTCATTCATATCTTCGATGAGATATTTCTTGATCAGGTACTGGATGCCGAATACTACAGCTCCCTCTTCAGCTTCCTTGAAATAAGACTTGCTTCTGGGAGTCCAGTTGGCATACACTCTTTCAGTCCCTTTTGGATACTGGCGTCGATGGTCCAATTTGTAACCATCAGTAAGCAAAATTGCTTCCTGTGACATGCGATTTGTTTGTTGTTGTGATTGTCTCGATAGTCATATCAGTCTGTTATTGGTTCCAGAACTTCAACCTTAGCACGGAATGTAATCCAGTTGTGTTCTGGCTCATATTGTTTTTCGATTGCTATAAGGCCATTTTGCAATAATCCTTCACCGATTTTTCTGGCTAAATTTTTCGGAACATATTCAGTCAAATAGTCTGAAGGAAATTCCTGAGGATTACGTGGAATAACCACTTTCTGTTCCACCATTAACCGTTGAGGCTTGCGAGTTGTCGTTGTAAGCCAAACGCCAACGGTATTGTCCGGCGCCAGAGGGTCACCGGACAATTTATTAGCCCATCGACGTAGCAATGACGCTACATGATGTTTCAGTTTCATTCTACCAGTTCCCAGTCGTTAGCGAAAATGTCAGCGACCGAGGGAACCCAAGAATCGGCACGGCCAGTTTCAGGGTTATAGATAAGACACTGACAGGTATAGTCAATGTAACCCTTAGCCCCCATGATCAAGCGCTTGGCCTCATCCGGGAGAGACTGCATTTTGGGAATGATGTTGGAGGTGATGTGTGCCGGAACCTGTTTGAAGACCATGAGTCCCTTGCCATTCCATCCATTACGACGGACAGCAAAGCCTTCTTTGATGAGAGGAAGAATCTGCTCGAAGTTGAGGCCATTGGGGTGACAATCTTCACCCTTTTCCATGTTTTCCTGACGCAGTTTCAGAAGCGTCAGATAAGCTCCCATCATGTTGAGCTGCGCTATGAGGAAAGCACGAGTGCCGAGTTTTAGTGACTGGAAGTCTTTGCCGTCATTCTGGTTGAAGATAAACTCTCCGAGTTTGTTGGTACGGTACAGGAGTTCATCAGCCTCGATATTTACTCGGTCGAGTGCAGTGTCGGCCACTTTGTAAGCGGCTTCGAATACGTTTGCAGGAGACCATGACATATAGCCATCAGCGTATTCTACGAGATAGCCAGATTCATTACTTTCTGCTTCTGACAAGGTGTTCTTACGAAGCAAGTTGGCGTGAAAGGCATCACCCTTAGTCATGGGTTTGGCCTTAACTTCTTTCTTACCAATATAGGTTTTCATAAAAGTGTTGTGATTGATGCGTAACGATAGGCGGGCTCATAGAAGCTTCAGGTTGTTTGCATAGGCGGAAGGACTTGAACCTCCGACTTCCGGTTTTGGAGACCGGCGCTCTACCAACTGAGCTACACCCATATCCTCACTTCCGGGAGAAGCACTGCGCCAGTATGTATGTCACCAGACATAACAGGATAATGCCAATTCCGGCTACAAATGGTCCCCATATAGGTGCGAGTACGCACATCCAGGACCACGTGATTACATTACACAATTTGAGCGTAATGAAAATCAGTGAGAGGATTCCAAGAAATGGGAATCCGGTTGATGCAGTTTTCTGAATATTTGCCATAATTGTAAAGATGTCGTTTAGTGGACCAGGATGGTTGGAACCACCGACGCTCTACCCCTGAGCTACCAGTCCTTATAGTACCCCCACCGGGAATCGAACCCGAATTTCGAGAATGAAAATCTCGCGTCCTAAACCATTAGACGATAGGGACAAATTGTGGAAGCAGAAGGACTCGAACCTACGAACTCCGAAGAGACCAGATTTACAGTCTGGCGCCGTTGCCGCTTGGCTATACTTCCAGATTACCCATAGGTCTTTTTGTTTGTGAAGAATATCTCATAATAATCGGCTGACCGTTGCCTATGGGCCGAGCGTCACTCTTGACTGCTCGTTTATTGCGCCGAGAGGAGGGCTCGAACCTCCGACCATCGCCTTAACAGGGCGCCGCTCTACCTGCTGAGCTATCTCGACAAAACCTCCTAATTTCACAATCCGGAGGAAAACACCTTAAATCTAATACCTATGAGAAACAAAAAAACAGTAAGAAAAGAAAATGTACCTAACCTTATCTGTGGAACCAGCGAGAGTCGAACTCGCGACCTCCTGCTTGCAAAACAGGCGCTCTACCATCTGAGCTACGGCCCCAAACACAAGGCTGTTTAGACCTTGTAAACGCTCCGATGACTGACTGACTCGGAACAACATCCGCTGACCAACGATTCAGACCGGCGGCTTTCTTACCTCACCAGTTGTCTCTGGTATCGAGGTGCCCGGCTCTTTTCGATCCCACTATAATCCAATCAATTTGAACACGTCTGTTAGACTGGAGGTGCGCACATGGACTAATTTGTTACCTCGACCAGACTCGAACTGGCAACCTTCGGATTAACCATCCGGTGCTCTATCCGCATTGAGCTACGAGGCTCCCGGCCTGCACGAACCGAGATAAAAGAGTTTTAGCGATCCCACATTGCGAAAGGCCGACGTGTCTCCAGATAGAACTTCTGAGATTCGTGTTCGTAAGCCTCACGCTCGAAGGATATGTTGCGATAAGCGTTGCCGGTTTTCGTCAGTCTATACAGCCATTCGAGGAAGTACAGAATGTAGAAGAACAGGTAGCCGAGCTCCTTCATCTGTGCAGTGTGGATTTTTTCGTGGTTCAACAACCGCTCCGTGATTACAGCTTCAGGACGCACAAACAAAACTCCGAAAAGATTGATTGCCGCAAAGCCCGGAAACGGTATGAACCGATTGCGGATTATTTTCATTTCCTGATATTCCACATGTGACTGGATGTGCCGCCGTCAAAAAGGACGTCAATATTAGCGCCCTGCTTGGCACTGATCACATCCCATGCTTTCAGGCTGATAAACTGTTCCGCAGTGAGACCCATTTCTCGCTGATATGCTTTGTCAGATAGGGCACGTTGTCGCTCAGCCTGTTCGCGGGCCACCTCAGTCTCGTATCGTCGTTCCTGAGTCTGTCGGGCCTGAATCTGAGCAGCGGTGTTATTCATCTCCTTCAGCTGAGCAGCATTAGGTATCGCTCGGCCCGTGATGACGTTCTCAACTACGATAGGAAATTCTTTATCGATTGAGAGACGGTCTATATATCGGACCATATCGGCCTTAACGCATGAGTCTATATGAGCTACGACTTCACGGTTGCTGGTCAGGTCAAACGGGGAATACTGAGAGACGTAATGTCGAGTAAGATTGTTATAGACTTCCTTGATATTGTTCTCATACCAGTGGACGCCGTAATTCTGTAGGAGGACCGGACTCTTTCCCTTCTTGATGCGGAGGATAATCTGAGTCTTGAAATCCAGGGGCGTGTTCTCGTTGGAGATGATGTCGTCGAGAGTTTCCTCGTAGCGGACAGGAGTAATCTTGAACGTTTCCGAGGATGTGCTCCACCAGCACCATGCGAGACCGGTAGTAACCGGCTCCATGTCCACACCACCGTGTCCGAAGAACCACGGCTTCGTAATCAGTACAGCTTCCTCGTCGGCTTCAGGCCGGACGCCGTGACAGCTGGAGACTGTGACGCACAAAATCAGTGCGAGAAACAGTTTAATGAAATGTTTCATTTTGTTGATTATTAATTAATATGTCAATGTACTCTTTTGTGGACCACATAGGACTCGAACCTATACCTCTGTGAGACTTGATCTTGAATCAAGCGCGTCTGCCATTTCGCCAGTAGTCCGATGCGCTGAGAGTGGTGAACCTCTCAGCAACGCTCCCTATATTGGTGAGTGCGTTTATTAGTAGCGGAAGTAGGACTCGAACCTACGGCCTTCAGCACATGAAACTGACGAGCTACCAACTGCTCTATTCCGCAATTTATTATAAATAGTGGTGAATCGAGTTGTGAAGTTTGGAGATTTTGGGAAAAAATTACTTGTTCCCGAAATCAGCAGGGGTTTCGCCCCACGCTTTGTTATTCCAATGTCTTACCTCCACACTGTCAACATCGGCCGAGAGAGCCTTTAGGAAAATTTCGGCTTTCTGAAGTTCTCTGTTCCTCTTGCTGGAGGCTGTTGACTTATTGTTGAACCAAGTCAACGCTGTCATGCTGTCTGTATAAATCACACGAGGCTGAAAGTCGTTCTCAATGATATACTTGACAGCTCTTACGACAGCTAAGAACTCGCCGATGTTGACAGTCTGCTCGCCCAGATTCTCGTAGAAGATTCTCTCTCCGGTGGCAAGATTGATGCCTTGAAATTCTGTAACACCGCGTTTGGTGGAATGGGCAGCATCCGTTGCTATTCCTTCGATTGGTCTTCCGTTCATCTGAGTATTAATTACCAGAACCGAGTGGCTTCTTGAATTACAATGGGCGTTCCGTTTACCATGTAGGCATTTTTGCGAATGGAAGCGTTAACCCAGAATTTGCATTTCTTCTCTCCATACTTAGTGCTGTATGTGCGATAAAACAACTGAATAGTGTCGTAATACCATTTACGGCCCTGAGCCTTGATAGCGGCTTTCTTCCGCTTTCTGGGGAGTTTGGCCTTAGGAGGCTTTATAGTAGAATCCATCGCGACGGTATTTCTCTACAAGGTCTGAAGCTGCTGAAATGAACTCGTCTACAACATCGGCGAGATTGGCGATGTCCATGCGTTTCTCCAAAAGGGCTCTACAGCCGGAGATGGTGCGCATTGAATCTTTCTTGCCGTCCTTGGGATCAAAGCGGATGACCTGGTTGCCAAACTTGACTTCCAGAACGTAGCAAGCCTTGGGGACGTAGCACTGCTCGATTGTTGCCTTGAACTGATATGGCTCAGCTTCAATGACAATAAAGCCGTGCTTGTTGTGCATAGGTACGACAGCTACCTTATACAAGACTCCGAGAATGATTTCGGGAATGAGTTTAGCGTCAACGATGCAGACTGACTTTGGGAACTTGCTGTCTTCCCTGACGCCGTTATACATTTTGTTGACGGGATTCTGAGATATGAAGCCTATAGGCTGACCGGTCCTCTCAGACTTGGTGAATTTAACTCTCGTGAAGATCGTACCCTGAGGGTAGACCTTCTTGCCATCGGGACCGATTGTTATCTCCTTGCCGGTCGGTTTCTGGTTCGGTTCGTTCATATTGTGATAAGTGGTTTACGTTCTAAAAATAGTATCGCCGAACCGTCTTTAGTGCGATTCAGCGATACAAATTTAAACGATTGTTCACACTTAATCAAGCAATTGTCAGCGTGTTACAGCAGCAATTTCCGAAAAAGTATGAAGTATGAATTGATTGTTGTTTTTGCGTTATGATATTGATTTTGTGGTGAATATAACAATAATGATATTAGCCAAAAGTGAAGGGTCGAAAAAGTGACATTCAGTAGTCAATTTCTTCCTCCGCTTTCAGCCTTTCAACGTCTGGGACGGCATAATTGCCGTTATCGTCCAAGTAGGTGATACCCCTGAAGGCGATGCCACAGAGTTGAAGGACTTCCAGCTTTTCGAGAAAACACTTATATGGGATTGACAACGATTCCATGCCGTATGTGTGGCTATGCTTTACTCCAATTAACGGAGCTGTCTTTACTGTGTCCTCTCCAAAAGCTATGTAATCCATCCCCAGCCGGAAGAAAATTACGGTGTCTGGATATTGAGCGCGATAGTAATCAAGTGCTTGTTCGATTTGCTGTCTCATATTGTAGGGATTAAAAGTCAATCTCAGCCGCCACACATTTGTCGCATTTGCCATTCCCACGGTTGTATTCACGTCCGGAAATTGGCTTCTTACACACTGTGCAATACTTCTGAGAGGATTTTTTCTTATAATACACAGCCTTCTCGACTCTCCATTTGGGTACACCATACCGTTCAGAAAGAGCCGCGAAAATCTGTGCGACTTTATATTTGCCTCGTTGTTTCAAACGGCGCCAGTCATATACAAGCATGGCGCTGAGGGCTTCCTGCTGGTTGATCAACCCCATTGCAAGCAATTTACTCACTTGCATTGGGGTCAATCCTGTGATTGCAGCCAGCTTCTCGATCTCTTGTTGCTGAAACTGTATCATAAATATTTGGATTTGAATATGTCAAACATACACATAAATGACGTAATCACAGCAAATATTCCAATACCGCCTAAACATAATACTGTGCCAATAGAACCTAAAGAAGTCCATAATACTATAATAACATTTTGATTATTGTGCGGGACGATTAGATTAAGAAATGCCCCGCATATCATTAAAGCACTGGGCAATATCAAAAAACTGAACTCCTTCAAAAAATTGATGATTCGTTGTATAAACGGAATAGCAGTTATAGCTGTAAGGAAGTATAATATTATTATACCCAATTTATCAATTGGATATTCTAATAGCCACATGCAAGTATAAAAGCATATTGCTGCTAATAGATAAAAAAATATAAAGCCTCCTATTTTAGGCAATATGCGCTGATTAAACCTTTCTTTACGTCCAAGAGCAATAAAGTCTCCGTTTCTATACGCATCCCAACAATTTTTTATTGTCCCATTTGGCATAATACATCGGTGACTTTGCAAAAAAACTTTCCCGAATTTCTGTAAGTGTATAGGATGATTAATCTTTTTATTCTTATAATCATCCACCAGCGTTTTTTTGCAAACCCGGTATGTTGGCAACAATCCATGAATCAATATGCGTCGCAATAAACGAGCTTCATCACGCTGCGAAACATGATAAATATACGGATTATGGAACGTATAAGGGACAGTTACTTTCATATCCATATTTGCAGCGGCAAGCAAAGGTATTGTTATACCTGCAATTATCAGATTATTTTGCTGAATATCAGTTTTCATAATGCAAATTTACTAAAATTCTATCCTTTAGCAAAATCCTCTATATCGGATTGCACTGATTCTATTTGGGAAACAAATCCCTCCATCTTATCAATGGCTATTTGCATTTTTTCACCTCGACTACCGGACTGGAAGCCTTCAGGCATATTGAAGAAAGCCTCCTGCTCTTCTTCCTGGACTTCTCGGATGGTGTCGATTGCCTCTGTGAGCTGAGAGGCCGCATCGAGAAGTCTGTCTCTTCTATCTCGATTCATATCAGTGGATAAGTTTTGCGTGTACGAATTGGTAGATATTGGGGAGCTTGCTGTTACTCAGCGATTCAGGCGAGTAACCGTAGGTAAGTGAGAGTTCACGGGCACCGAGGAAGTTGACGATTTTGTTGGCCATATACATTGACCATCCAAGGCGCTCCTTTTTGGTGGTGGGAGCGTCGAGTTTTTCATACTCAATGAGCATTTCGAGTTTCTGTTGTATTTCCATTGTTATCAGTATTTTGAGTTTAGCGTTTGCTTTCGTTGCTGACTGAGAGGCCAT